AATACCTCCGGCCAAACTACGTTTAACCTTGACCTGAGTGAACTGGTCGAAGAGGCTTTTGAGCGTGCTGGCTCGGAGTTACGCACGGGTTATGATCTGCGCACCGCTAGGCGGTCGCTCAACCTCATGTTTGCGGACTGGGCAAATCGTGGCATCAATCTGTGGACTATTGAGCAGGGCACGATAAATCTGGTGCAGGGACAGAACACCTACCCGCTGCCCAATGACACCGTTGATTTGCTAGAGCACGTGATCCGCACGAATGCAAACAGCACATCTAACCAGTCTGATCTGACGATCACCCGCATTAGCGTATCAACGTACGCTACGCTTCCAAATAAACTATCGCAAGGCCGACCCATTCAAGTTTGGGTTCAGCGCTATAACGCACAGACTTCTCCAGTATCAGCCACGTTAAGTACGTCGATTAGCAGCACAGACACTACGATTACTGTGAGTTCAGCGGCCAACTTGCCCGCTGCTGGCTTTGTGAAGATTGACTCCGAGATCATCAACTACGGATACATTACGGGCAACACGCTGTATAGCTGCTTCCGCGCACAGCAAAACACAACGGCGGCGGCACACACGGCAGGCGCTACGGTTTACTGGCAACAGACCCCGGCAATCACAGTCTGGCCTACGCCAGACAACACGACTACGTACCAGTTTGTTTACTGGCGCATGCGCCGCACGCAGGATGCGGGTGGTGGTGTTAACGTCATGGATGTGCCGTTTCGTTTTATTCCGTGCATGGCTGCTGGGCTTGCATATTACGTGGCGTTAAAAGTGCCGGATGGGATGCAGCGCCTTGATGTGTTGAAGACGCAGTACGACGAAGCTTGGGAGTTGGCTGCACAAGAAGACCATGAGAAAGCTTCTTTGCGCTTGGTGCCACGCCAGATGTTTATTGGGTATGGTCCGTAAATGGGCAATAGGTTTTCGTCTGGCAAGAACTCGATTGCCATATGCGACAGGTGCGGGTTTCAGTTCAAGCTGAGTTTGCTGAAGAAAGAAGTAATCAAGACCAAGATATATAATCTATTGGTTTGTCCCAGTTGTTGGGACCCAGATCAACCGCAGCTACAATTGGGGATGTACCCGGTAGACGACCCGCAAGGGGTACGTGACCCTCGTAAGGACAACAGCTATCAAGTAGCAGGTCCGTTGGCAGACGGATACCCCGGCGGTGGCAGCAGGGTTTTTCAGTGGGGATGGAACCCGGTAGGCGGGGCTAGTTTTTTTGATACTGCGCTTACACCAAACAACTTGGTTTTGCAGGTGCAATTGGGTACAGTTACGGTTGTGACGACATAGGAGTCATCATGGATAGGAAGATGGTCAAGGCTATCGCAGATGTCGAAGCCAAGAAAGAAGTTAGGGGTCACGAAGCCCGCATGCACAAAGGCGTCAAAAAGATGAAGGCCGGTGGCCCCACTACGGACGACCGTATGAAGTACGGTAAGAACCTGTCGCGTGCAATGAACCAAGGTAGCAAATAATGGCTAAGTTCAGCATGAAACAAGACGGCAAAGAAGTCGGACCTGCTGCCGTCTACGCGGAACCTCACGACATGACGGGCAAAGCTGGCGTCGATCTGGGCAACAACGGTTACGGCGCAAGCAAGCGGATTAAGCCAGATGACTTGGCCATGAGCGTCGGAGAGTTTAGATCCAAGCCATATGCTGAAGTCAAGACAACGGGCATCAAAGTTCGTGGAACTGGTGCCGCTACCAAGGGTCTGATGGCTCGGGGACCGATGGCGTGAACTATGCTCAGCTTGTAGTTGCGGTCTCTGACTATACGGAGAACACGTTCCAGACAACTGATATGAATACGTTCATACAGCAGGCGGAACAACGCATCTACAACACAATACAGTTCCCATCGTTACGTAAAAACGTGACGGGGGTGACGGCAACGGGGAATAAGTACCTTGCGTGCCCCGGTGATTTCTTGTCTGTGTATTCGATGGCGGTGTACCCAACTGGTGGGGAGTATTCGTACCTGCTGAACAAAGATGTTAACTTCATCCGCGAAGCCTACCCGCAGCCTACTGACACAGCCACGCCAAAGTATTACGCGCTGTTTGGTCCGCAATCGACTAACGAAGCTGAGTTGACGTTTATCCTTGGACCAACGCCAGACGCTGTATACAACATAGAGTTGCATTACTTTTATTATCCAGCTTCGATTGTTACTGCGGTTAATACTTGGCTGGGCGATAACTTTGATACAGTGCTGCTGTACGGAACGCTCGTTGAAGCCTACACATTTTTGAAAGGTGAGCAGGACATGATGGCTTTGTACGACGGTAAGTACAAAGAAGCGCTAGCTTTGGCTAAACGGTTGGGCGACGGACTTGAAAGAGGCGACGCTTATAGAAATGGTCAGTATCGTCAGGCGGTGACCTGATGGCGTTTCAAGGTAACTTCACTACCAATACGTTTAAGACGGGACTTCCAAGCGGGACGTTCAACTTTAACACTGGCACGACGCAGGTCTTTAAGATCGCGCTATATACCAACGCTGCTACGCTAAATGCCGACACCACTGCGTACACCCCCACCGGAGAAGTTGTTGCTTCGGGATATACCGCTGGCGGTCAGACACTTGTTATCAGCCAAGTACCTACTGTTGGTAATACAGGCACGACTGCGTACTGGTCATTTAATAACGCCGTCTGGACTACTGCGGTTACTGCGCGGGGGGCGTTGATCTATTTGGCAAACGGGACTACAAATCCTGCCATCTGTGTGCTGGATTTTGGTGCAGATAAAACTTCAGCAAACACATTTACTGTTCAATTTCCAGCGGTAACCAATACGTCCGCAATTATTAGGATTGCTTAATCATGGATCAAACAGCCGCTGCCAAAGGCGTTTTCCGTTTTGAGTGCTTTGGCCCAGACGGAAAACTAAAGTGGGCAGATGAGACGGACAACTTGGTTGTCAACGTGGGTCTTGCTTATATGGCTGGATCGGCGCTGACCAGTGTGACTCAGATCACTACGTGGTATATCGGTCTGTATGGAGCGGCAGCATCAAACAACCCTGCGGCTGGTGATACGATGGCTAGTCACGCTGGTTGGACAGAGGTTGTGCCCTACAGCAATGCGACCCGTGTGGCTTGTACTTTTACTACGGCAACGACGGCTAACCCGTCAGTGGCAACTAACTCGGCTTCCCCTGCTCAGTTCAGCATCAACGCTACTTCTACGGTTGGCGGCGCTTTTTTGACCAGTAGTAGCACAAAGTCGGGTACGACTGGCACCTTGTTCTCCGCTGCTGACTTCTCCGCGCCGGGTGACCGTACGGTTGCTTCTGGTGATACGCTCAATGTGACGTACACATTTAGCTTGACTGCTACCTAAAGGATGGAAGCGTGGCTGAAGGCGGGTGGGGTTCCGGTGGGTGGGGCGTATCCGCTTGGGGTGGGTCGGTATATGACCGCGCTGTTGCAGAAACGGCAAGTGGCGTTGACTCGCTATCTTCTAGTTTTGTTTTCTTTGGCGCTGTTTCTGAAACAGCCGGTATTGCAGATTTGCCGTCTGCTAAAGCAATTTTTTACTCTGACCTTAGCGAAGCTGCTAGTGGTATTGACGCGGTATCCGCTAAACAAACTTTTGCAACAAACATTTCAGAGACTGCCAGCGGGGCTGACTCAATGTTGGCAATCCTTGCTTTTTATTCAGCGGTTGCCGAAGCCGCTGGGATTTCCGATTCTGTTATTGCCGCGTTCCTTTGGAACTTAATCGACGACTCTCAAACACCAAACTGGGCAGCAATCAGCAATACTGAAACCCCAAACTGGTCTACAATCTCCACGGGCCAAACGCCTAATTGGACCGACATCTAAGGATTTGAAATGGCTACTTCGTATACCACCTTCCTAGGGCTTGCTCTCCCGGTTACTGGAGAACTGTCAGGTACTTGGGGCGATACGGTCAACAACTACATTTCAAACTATCTGGATGCGGCCATTGCCGGAGCGCAGACCGTCACGACCGATACTACGCTGACCAAGACTACAGGTTCAAGCCTCGGGTCAACTTCGTCGCAGTACGCCATCATTATCGCGTCTCCAGCGTCGGCCAACATCACCATCACGGCACCTGCTGCGAGCAAGATCTACACGATCATCAATACGTCAGGGACGTACACGGTCACTATTCGCGGCGCTGGACCCACGACGGGTGTCACACTAGGTGTGAGTGAGAAGGCTCAGGTTGCTTGGAACGGTTCGGACTTTGTGCGGATCGGCGCATCCGGTGGCCCCGGCGTATTCAGTTCAATCACCAACACCGGCCTAACTTCGGGTCGGGTAGTGTACAGCACTACAGGAGGTCTTGAGACTGACTCTGCGAACTTATTGTTTAACGGCACGACGCTCACCGCAAACACGCTGAACCTGACAAATGCGCTCGGCACAACTTACGGCGGGACCGGACTTACATCATTCACTTCTAGTGGTGTTGTCTACGCATCTAGTTCAAGTGCTCTGACC